CCAGAGCACCGTTCACGCGGCTGGACGTATAGGGCCGGTATACCCTCCGGCATGCCATATCTGCCCAGGGCCGCATAGCGCCGCTCTCCCCCCGGACGGCTGGATAAAGGGTAACGCGTTACGTTGTTACGTTTGCTGGAAAGGCGATGACACCCCATGAAATGCGCCATATGCAAGCACGATTTCACCCCCAAACCAGACGCCAAACGCCCATCGAAATACTGTTCTGACGCATGCAAGCAGAAAGCGTATCGCCTCCGTAAACGCATCGGAGCCAAGCCCATCGAACAAAAGACCATCACACCCAGAGATGTGCTCGACGATGATTTTGAATATTCGGTCGGCGCCATCCCCATGAACCGGCACGAGTTCAACCGGCGCATGGAACGCGAGATGGACGAGCCGCTCGAAGTCACGTTGCGCCGCAGCAAGGCCAAGCTCCAGCAGGTCATCGACGACCCGAACACCACGCCTAACTGCATCGCCCAACTGACCAAGACGCTCATCGAGGTGTCCGAAAAACTCGAGGCGATCACCGGCGCCTCGGACACGATGCCCGATCTGCTCGCCGACGACGATGAGGAAAGCGAGATGATCGATGACGGACTCGGAGCGCAGATTATCTGACATCGCTTTGCATTTCAAAGCGCCCGACGGCATCGTGTCCAGTGATTTCCCACGCCTCAACCGCATCGCCAGCAAGGCCGGCATCCACTACGATCTATGGCAGCAGGGTTTACTCTACCTTTTGTTCGCCAGAGACCAGCACGGCAGGTACGTGTGCGGCGAAGGCGGCCTGACCCTTTCCTCATGCCGCCAGATCGGCAAGACGTTCACGCTCGGATCGGGCATGGCCATCAAATGCATCATGCAACCAGGCCTGACGGTCATCTGGACCGCACACCACAGCCGTACCTCCGACCAGACGTTCAACGACCTCGCCGACCTCGTGGACGCGCGCGGCAGCGTGTTCAAACCATACGTGGGCCGCATCCGCCGCGCCAACGGGCAACAGGAGATTCGCTTCAGGAATGGGTCGCTTATTGCGTTCGGCGCCCGCGAACATGGGTTCGGCCGAGGCCTGCACTCCGCTGACGTTGAAGTGTTCGACGAAGCGCAGATCCTCACCGTCAAAGCGCTCGACAACCTCGTGCCCGTCATGAACACCGCGCAAGACCCGCTCGTCGTGTTCCTGGGCAACCCACCCAAGCCCGGCGACCCGAGCGAAGTGTTCCAGGACAAGCGCGCCTCGGCGCTTTCCGGCGTGAGGGGCATGGCCTACATCGAGTTGAGCGCCGAACCGGGTTGTGATCTGGATGACCGTGAGCAGTGGGCGCGTGCGAATCCGAGCTATCCCAAGCGCACCAGCGAACAGTCCATCATCCGCCTACGCAAGACCCTCGCCGAAGACAGTTTCCGGCGTGAGGCGTTGGGCGTGTGGGACGAGAACACCGCCGAGACGGCCATCAGCGCCGACGACTGGGAGAAAGGCTCGGTCACGGATCCCGACATGACCGGCCGGGTCAGCTACGGCGTGGACATGCCGCCCGACCGCTCCTCGTTGGCCATCGGCGTGGCCATCCGCCATGACCATGGTGAGACCGCGTTGGTCAACATGCAGGAATACGCCGACGTGCGCACCCGCGGCACCGCGTGGGCCGTCGACTATCTGGCTGACAAATGGAAGAAGGCGTCGGCGATCGTCATCGACTCCATGAGCCCGGCGGTCAGTCTCGTGCCCGACCTCGAGAAACGCCATGTGCGCGTCACTGTCACCCAGACACGGGATTTGGCGGCTGCGACCGGCCGCATGCTTGACATGATCCACGAAGGCACATTGCAGCATCTGCCATCCGAGCAGCAACCACAATTGACCGCCGCTGCTCTGGGCGCCACATTGCGCGCCATCGGCCCCAACGGGGCGCAGGCATGGAACAAGAAAGGCTCGGACATCGACATCAGCCCCCTGCAGGCGGCCACGCTCGCCCTGCACGGCGCCTTCACGTCGAAACGCGAACCGAGACGCAAACAACGCATGAGGAGGCTCACATGACCTACCCGATCGTACAGGCCAACGACCTGACATCGATTGGCGTCACCATCACCCCACCCTCATACGTGCAGGGCGTCGACGACAAGAACATTGACCTGCTCGCCCGATTGATCATGCAATGGCAGGCCAAACGCGCACGCAACAAACTCAAAACCGATTATTGGAACGGCAAACACAAGCTCGACCACATCGGTTTCTCCATTCCGCCCGCGCTGCGCAAGCTCGAGGAGGTCGTCGGCTGGCCGGCCAAGGCCGTGCAGGCGCACGCCGAACGCTGCATGTTCGACGGGTTCGTCTCGAAAAACGATTCCGACGACCCCTACGGGATCCAACGCACGCTGGTCGACAACCGGTTCGACATCGAATTGCCCATGGCCATCACCAGCACGATGGTGCATTCCTGCGCGTTCATCGCCGTCACACCCGGTGATGTGGAGGCGGGGGAGCCGGAGGTGCTCGTCATGCCGAAATCCGCGCAATGGGCCAGCGGCCTGTGGAACTGGCGTACCCGATCTCTGGACGCCGCGTTCGCGGTCAACGACGTCGATGACTACGGGCGTCCAGTCGAGATGACCCTGTACGCCACCGACCGCACCATCCGCCTGCATAACACTTCCACCGGCTGGCGGCTCGTCGACGAACATTCGCACGGATTGAACCGCGTGCCAGTAGAGACGCTCGCATACCGGCCCACGCTCGACCGGCCGTTCGGGTCGAGTGTGATCAGCCGAGCCGTGATGAGCATCACCGACGACGCGATGCGCACCGTGCTGCGCAGCGAGACGAGCGCCGAATTCTACTCGGCGCCGCAATACCTGCTGTTGGGTGCCGACCCTGACTCGTTCAAGGATGATGACGGCAATCCAATCCCGGTGTGGGAGTTCATAATCGGGCGCATCAACCTGTTGTCCAAGGACGAGGACGGGGACGTGCCCAAACTCGAGCAGATCAGTCAGCAGAGCGTGCAACCGCACATCGAGCAATTGCGCGAGCTCGCCTGCCGGTTCGCCGGCGAAACCAACGTGCCGGTCTCCTCACTGGGTGTGGTCACCGACAACCCGTCCTCTGCCGAAGCGATGCACGCCGCCGAAAAGGACTTGGTCATCGACTGCGCGGCAGCGACCCGCGTGTTCGGCGCCGCATTGCGCCGCGTGGGACAGGACATCGTCATGATGCGCTCTGACGGGCCCAATGAGATGGACGACGAACTCGCCACATTGACAGCCCGATGGCGCAACCCGGCACTGCCCAGCGTCATCGACGCAGGAGACGCGATGGTCAAACTCATCGGCGCGTTCCCATGGCTGGCCGAAACCACTGTCGCATTGGAGGAGGTCGGTTTCACCGACGAGCAGATCACCCGTTTGCTCGCCGAGAAACGCCGCAACCAGGCACGCAACTCGCTTGATGCGCTATTGCAGGCTGGAGGTGTCGATGGAGGAGACTCTCGACGAAAACCGGACACCAAGCAGGACAGAGATCGGGCAATTGGTGCAGTCACAGAACCAAGCAGCCAAACTCGCGAAACGGGAGTTGGGGCGAATTTGGATGGAACTGGATGGACTGCCTCCACTAGCAGTGCGTGACGGGTTGCTTGATTTGGTCCCAGCGATTATTGATAAGTACGGGGACATGGCCAACGACGCCGCTGCTGAATGGTATGACCGCATGCGCTTGAAATGGTTTAATGAGAAAATCGGATCTCATCTTGCGGAACCGGCTGGCGCCGATAAGATGCGCAACATACTGCGAAAAGGAATCACCTCGATTATGACAAATGGAGGTGGTGAAGAGGAGCTACTCCGATACCTCAACCAAACTGTTGACCGCAACGTTCGCGAACCTGCCCGCAATACTATCCTGCAGACAGCAAAGCATGATCCCTGTGAACCGCGATGGGCCCGCATCCCGCAAGGTCCCACATGTGCGTTCTGCATCATGCTTGCAGGCAGAGGCTGGGATTATAAGTCAGCAGAATCTGCCGGCGCAGGATTCAACGAGTTCCATGCCCAGTGCAACTGCCAGATCGTACCCAGTTGGAGTGAACACCCACATGTGGATGGATATGATCCCGACGGCATCGAACACCGATATCTGCAATGCCGCTCAGCAATCGAACACGATCTGAAGGAGCGCTACAAGCAGGAAAGAAAAGTATACTACGACGACGAGGGGAAGGCACATCAGGAAACAGAATCGGACTTCGAAGAACGAGCCTTACTCGCGGAAATGAGAAAACGCAGCCGTGGATGGCTATACGACGGCACGCTCCCGGAAATTTCCCTAGAAGAGGGGGCGACGCCGTTGGCTAAGGAACTCAAAACAGCGGCAACATTGCAGATGCAGGGGTTCTCAGTGCTGTTCAGAAAGACCCGAGACGCCGAGCAAAAAAGGACATCTGACGTGTTCATCGGTGACGGCGAGACAAAAGAAGTCTGGGAATTCAAACAACCTACTGGGAACGGGAAACAAACCATTGCACATCAATTCGAAGAAGCAGCAGGCCAAAGTAGTCGTTTGGTCCTGGATACACGAGCATTGGATAAGAACGGCAGGTGGAATGATGCAGAGGTATTCAAAGCCATAAAGATTAACCTTACGCATCATTTCAAAGGTTCCGACGGAGCAGTCATGCAATTCGATGAGGTTCTCGTGGTACTAGAGGGAAACAAAATCAGGCGGATAAAAAGAAGCGGATGAGGAGCCCCCCCTGTATAGGTCAGCGGGGGAAACACATCCGCTCCTAACAGTATAGCTAAAAAATCAAACCAACTCAATAAGACTTTAAACAGTCAGGCCGGGTTCACACCGGTTCGCGCGGGTTCGACTCCCGCCCCGGCCACGACACCAACATTTGTTGGGCGGCGTCACGCGCACGCCGAAAACAAGCGCGGCACCACGGTCACGATGGCCGCATCATCGGCAAACACACTCTCATTTTGGAGGAACCATGTCCATCACACGCCTCAACCCTATCCGCTGCATCGTGCAACCATCCGACGAGCCGGCAGGCTCCGGGACGGAAGACGAACCGAAGGAAAACGAGCCGCGTTCGCGTGAGTACACGCAGGCCGAGATCGACGAGATCGTCGCCAAACGCGTCGCCCGTGTCAAGAAACAGTACGGCGACTATGAGGACATGAAGAAGAAGGCCGCGAAACTCGATGAGATCGAGGCGGCCAACAAGAGCGAACTCGAGAAGCTCACCGAACAGAACCAGAAACTCGCCGCGCAGCTCGCCGAACGTGAGCATGCGGCGCTCATCCAGGCGGCGTGCATCAAACACGGTGTGCCGGCCGACTACATGGATCTGGTCACGGGTGTGGACGAGGACAGTATCGACAAGGCGGCCGAGAAGGTCGCCAAGCTCGCGTCCGCGTCCGTGAAACCACCCAAGGGGCCGTCTGGCACCGAAGGGCGCCAGCCTCAGGGCAAGGGGTCGCCAAGCATCGACGAGCAGATCCACGCCGCGGAAGCCAAGGGTGATTATGCCACGTCGATGATGCTCAAATCGCTCAAACTCAACCAGCAGTAACCAACCTATTAGGAGGTCATCATGCCCGGAATCACCGGAATGGGCACAACCTACAACCTACCCAACTATGTCGGCGAACTGTTCGCCGCGAGCCGTGAGGACACGCCACTGCTGTCCGCGATCGGCGGCCTGACCGGAGGACGAGCCACCAAGGCCACAAGCTTCGAATGGCAGGGTTACGACCTGCGTGACCCGGACGACACCCGTCAGCGCCTCGAAGGCGCCGACGCGCCCAATGGTGAGGCACGCACCCGCTACAAGGCCAGCAACGTCGTGGAGATCCACCAGGAGGCCGTCAACCTCAGCTACACCAGGCAGGGCGCCACCGGCCAGCTGAACACCGATGGGGCGCCCACGGTGAACATCGGCGGCACGATCGTGCCGGCCGACGAGCTTGGATGGCAGATCAGCCAGCAGATCAAGCAGATCGCCCGCGACGTCGAATACTCCTTCATCAAGGGCACGTACGCCAACCCGGACGACAACAAAAGTCCGCGGCGCACGCGCGGCCTGCTCGAGGCGATCACCACGAACGTGATGGAGACCACGCACACCGCCAAGACACTGACCGCGGACGACGTGCTCGACCTGGCGCAGATGGCATGGGACAACGGCGGCATCCGTGAAAGCGAGACCCGCACCATCGTCGTCAACTCCGACCTCAAACGCGCCCTGACCCGCTGCTTCGTCACCGACGCCGGGTACAAGGAGGAGACCCGCAACGTCGGCGGCGTGAACCTGCAGACCATCGAAACGGACTTCGGCCGTTTCAACATCATGCTCGACGCGTACATGCCCAAGGACAAGCTGCTCGTCCTCTCCCTCGAACAGCTCGCCCCACGCTTCCTCGAGATCCCCGGCAAGGGCCACTTCTTCGTCGAACCGTTGGCGAAGACCGGCGCGTCCGACAAGGTGCAGATCTACGGTGAAATCGGTCTTGAATACGGCGACCAGAAGGCGCACGCGCTCCTGACCGTCGCACCCGCCGCCGCACCCACGGTCAAGGTCACCGGTGTCACGCTCAGCAAGAAGACCGCCAACGTCAAGGTCGGTGCCACGAACACCGTCACCGCGCGGGTCGTGCCTGACGGGGCGACCAACAAGAAGGTCACCTGGGCGTCCGACACGGAGGCGAACGCGACCGTCAAAGCGGACGACGAGAACGGTTCCAGCGCGACGATCACCGGTGTCAAGGCAGGCACGGCGAAGGTGACCGCCACCACGGCCGACGGATCCAAGACCGCCACCGTGGACGTGACCGTCAGCGAATGAGCCGACCATGAGCGATGAACCATTCGCCACGGTCGACGACCTGCAGGACGGGTGGCGCCAGCTCGACGATGCCGAACAGCGTCGCGCGTCCAAGCTCATCGAGTACGCGTCCGACCTGATCCGCACCTATCCGGGCTGGCGTTCGGCGTCAACGCTCACATTGGAGCGGATCTGCTGTTCGGTCGTGCGCCGCGCCATGGAAGCCGACATGAACGGCACCCCGGCCGGTGCGAACAGCATGACCGAGACCGCAGGCCCCTTCTCGAACACGTTCGGTTTCGCGAACCCGAGCGGGGACCTGCGATTGTGGCCCAGCGAGGAAGCCCAACTCAAGGGCCGCAAGGCCAGCGCGGCCAGCTTCGACATGGCCACCGGCATGCTCACCGACCACCATACGGGGGAGGCGCCATGATCCATGGGGAACCCATCACGATCCTGCGGCCACGCATCACCGGCGTCGACCAATACGGCGAGCCGACACGCGGCTGGGCCGCGGAGATCGTTGACAATGTGCTCGTCAATCCGGGCGCATCAAGCGACCCGGCCGACTCCACACAACCAGCAGCGCTCGAAGCCACCGCGATCCTGTACTTCCCACGCACCTACACGGGGGAGTCGCTCAAGGACTGCAAGGCCATCGTGCGCGGCCGTGAATACCGCATCATCGGCGACCCCATGCCATTGGACGGGGGACTCACCCCCACCCGGTGGAACATGCAGGTCACAATCGACAGAGACGACGGGAGATGACCCATGGCGACACCACGCATGCGCGTCGACCGCGAATGGCTCAACCAAAACGTGCTGCAAAACCCCGGCGTGCGCTCCGCGATCAACCAGACCGCACGCCGGCTCGCACCGATCGTCCAACAGATCGCATTGCGCGAAGGCGACCGCGACTACGCCAACAGCGTGCGCGTGGAAACCGGCGGCACCCGCCCCGGCCTCAAATCACCCACACGCATCCGCCGCCCGCAGGCACGCGTCATCATCGGCGACGAACACGCCATGGAAAAGGAACACGGCACCCGCATCTACCCCAAGAAAGGGTTCCTGCGCCGCGCCGTACGCCAACTCTAAGGAGCGCCAATGGTCAAACGCATCACCGGCGCATGGGCCGACCCGCTCGCCATGACCATCCACTGGCTCACCACGGACGCCACCCTGCACGCCACCGTGACCGCAACACCACCAGCCGACATGCACACCGCACTGCCGCTCATCGTCTGCTCCCTCGCCCCCGGCGGCGGATACGACGAATACACGCGCTCACAGCAGGTGGACATCGACATCTACGCCGCCGGCCACGCGCAGGCCATGCGTGTGATGGCAGGAGTGGAGGCCCGTCTCGCCGTGCTGCAGGGCACTGGCGACGAATACGGCTACGTGGACGAAAGCGAACTGACCGGGTTCGCCGAACTGCCGCACACGCCGCCGGACATCATCCGACTGGCGGGCACGGTCACACTCGCCATGCGACCCCAATAACCACCAACCACCAATAAGAAAGGCCAACCATCATGGCAGTAGAAACACCCATCGAAGACCTCGCGAAGATCCTCAACGACAACAACACGCTCGTGCACAAGTGGGGCACGCAGCTGCTCGCCATCGCCGACTACTCCACACCCATGCCGGCGAAATTCTTCGACACGACCACCGGCAAACCACTCACCCTGCCGGAAGGGTTCAAAATCCTCGGCTACATCACGACCGACGGCCAGCAAAGCTCCCGCTCCATCGAATCGTCCGACACGAACATGGTGCAGGACCTCGAACCGGTGCGCACCGACATGACCGGCCGCACCCGAACCCTGCACGTCAACTTCGGCGAATCCAACGCATGGGTCAAGGGCCTGGCCCACGGCAAGCCAGTATCCGCATGGCCGGCAGCCAAGGACGCGGACTGGGAGTACACCGACGGTGAGGTCACCGACATGCCATACTACCGTCTGCTCACCATCGCGCAGGACGGTGTGGGCGACGACGCGACCTACCGCATTCAGGCAGGATACCGGGTCAAGGTCACCGATCAGGGCGACCAGACCCTCAACCGTTCCGACGTCGAGGTCGAGGACACCACCTTCGGCTTCTACAAGGACCCCGCCACCGGCAAGACCTTCACCGAAGCCCAGTCCAAAGCCAAGAAAGGTGGAGAATGAGCGCAGCCACGGACAAACCAACTAAAAGGAGGTAGTGAATGAAGAAACAGAGCCTGCACGCCATCCGGCAGAAATACAAGGAGTCCCACCCCGAGACACCCGAATGGATCGAGTTCACGATCGACGACCACAACGGTGCGACCGTCTACCGCATCCACCATCCATTGTTCCAGACCAACGCGGAAAAACGCGCCATGCGCGCCGCGCAAGCCGATTCGGACGACTTCGAAATGGCACGGGCCCTGCTCGGCGACCAATTCGACCAGTTCGACAAGGACGGCGGCCAGGTGTCCGACCTGATCCTGCTGCTCGCCAGCCTCACCGACACCATGCAGGGGACCGACGACGAGGGAAACCCTACGACATAATCGGCCTGCTCGACGCCGGAGGCCACCCCGAAGCACTCGAAGCGGCCCTCTGCGCCGTCTACAGTCCACGCGACCCCATCGCCGAATACTGGCAAGGCAAACTCAGCCTACGCGCACTGCACGCGCTGATCGTGCACATGCCACCAGACAACGCGCTCGCGCGCGCGTTCGGCGATGGGTGGAGCGAGGGGGAGTGGCTATTGCATGACATGGGTGACATGCTGCGCGACCTGCAGCTCACCATCGTCAACGTCAGCCCCTTCGTCAAACAACGCTATTCGGACAATGACATCCGCTCGCGTATCCCGACCCCATCGGAACGCGCGAAAACCATGCGCCGACCCGCACGCCATGAGATCAAGACGCGCCTGCTGGAACGCGACGAGCTCATGGCCGCACTCACCGGCCGATAACCGACCATAATTGAACAGAGGGGAGCCTTGCCATGTCGTCCAATGGTACAGTCGCATGGGTGCCGGTTTTGCCGAGCCTGACAGGATTCGCGGCCAAACTCACCAGCGAAGCGACCCAAGCCGCCACCAGCGCCGGATCCAACGCTGGCAAGGCGTTTTCCTCAAGCATGAACGCCGCAGCCGGCAGTGACACGCTCACACCGCAACTGAAGAAACTCAAAGACGAAGCCGACACCGCCAAGGCGCATGTCGAAGCGCTCACCGCGCAGACCGATCAGCTGCGCGCCGCCGAGAAACGCTCCGCGCAGGCGGTCAAGGACGCCACCAGCGCGATCGGCAAAGCAAGGGACGAGCAGAAGAGCGCGGCGTTGCGTGTCGAGGCGGCCGAGAAACGCATGCAGGAGACCGTCGCCAAATACGGTGCGAGCAGCTCGCAGGCGGTCGCGGCCGAAGCGAAACTCAACGACGCGCGCAGCCGCCTGCGCCAGAAGACCGAAGCGACCGCCAAGGCCGAGGACCTCCTGCGTGCGGCGAAACACGCCAACAAGGCCGACAGCGAAGCGCTCACTGGAAGCGAGAAGAAGCTCGCGGACGCGTCCGACAAGCTCAAGGGCGCCCAGTCGAAACTCGCCGACGAACAGAATAAGGTCGACAAGAAATCGCATTCGTTGATGGGGCGGCTCAGGCAGTGGGCGTCCAGCGCGAACGCGGCGAAGACGTCGTCCGACCAGCTTTCGCAGTCCACGACGAAGCTCGGGGACGTGTCTGGCAAGGCAGCCGGCAAGATCGGCATGCTCGCCGGAGCCGCGCAGACCGTGTTCCAAAAAGCGTGGGGCGCGGTGTCGTCCAGTGTCGGCGCAGCGGTCGAACGCACTGACATGATGAACAACTTCCCCAAGGTCATGAGAAACCTCGGGTTCAGCGCCAATGATGCGGCCAAAAGCGTGCAGAAGATCAGCAACAGCCTCGACGGTCTGCCCACCGCCAGTTCGGCCATGACCGGCATGGTGCAACAGTTGGCTCCCCTCACCTCGTCGCTGGGTGAGGCGACCGACATCAGTCTCGCGTTCAACAACGCCATGCTCGCCGGCGGCGCAAGCACGGTCGAGCAGGAGAACGCGCTCACCCAGTACTGTCAGCAGCTCGCCGCAGGAAAGGTCGACATGGCCGCATGGAGGAGCATGCAGGATGCCATGCCCGGCCAACTCAACCAGATCGCAGAAGCGATGATGGGAGCCGGCCACAACGCCAACGACCTGTACGAGGCCATGAAGGACGGCACCTACAGTTTCGATGACTTCAACAAGGCCGTCGTCAAACTCAACCGTGAAGGTTTCGGCAAATACGCGAGTTTCGCCGATCAGGCCAAGGACGCCACCCAAGGCATCGGCACGGCCGTGGAGAACGCGAAGAACCGTATTGCGAAAGCCATCCAGAAGGTCATCGAGGCGTTCGGTGTCGATAAGATCAGCAACGCGATCAACAAGTTCACCTCCAGCTTCGGCAAGGTCGGCGACGCGGCCGCGGACATGGTCAAACGCACCATCAAAGCGTTCGAAAGCCTGTACAGGAAGCTCAAGGACATCGGCGCCATCGATGTGCTGCGCAAGGCTTGGGACAAGCTCGTGCACGCGTTTGACTCGGTCAAATGGGACAAGCTCTTGCCCACCAAGACCATCGAGGGGTTCGGGTGGACGGCGGCGCAGGTCATCGGCACCATCATCGACAACGTGTCATGGGCCACCGAGACGCTCAAGAAAGGCATTGACAAGGTCATCGAATTCGTGCAGGGGTTCACTGACACCGGGGTGTTCGATGCGTGGATCGACGTGTTCGGCACGGTCATCGATGTGGTCGCCAGTGTCAACGACCTATTCTGGGAATGCATCCAGAACATCTTCGGGTTGAACAGGACCGGTGGCGAATTCGAATCGTTCGGGTCCACTGTGGGCGACGTGTTCAAGAGCATCGCTGAACTGGTCAAACCGGTCATGGAAAAACTCGACGACATGGTCAACTGGTGCCGCGACCACAGTGATTTCGTCACCAGCGCCCTCATCGGCATCGGCGCCGCGGTCGCCGGATGGAAGATCGCCGGCATCGTGTCCACCGCGGTTGGTTGGCTGGGGAAGCTGCCTCCGGTTACCACGCTCGCATCCAATGCCATCAAAGGTATGACTGGAGCAGTGGTGGCTTTCAACGCAGTAGTCGCAGCCAACAAAATCACGATTATTATCACAGCGATTTTAGCACTCATATCTGCAGTGGTGTATTTCTTCACGCAGACGGAGACGGGCAAGAAGTGGTGGGCGAACATCTGCCAGTCCATGCAGGACGCATGGAAGAAGACCAGCGAATTCTTCGGCAAGATGTGGGATTGGATCGACCAGCACGTCATCCAACCATTCCAGAAGGGCTGGCAATGGTGCTCCGACGCGTTCGGCGCCGCCTGCGACTGGATCGGCGACAAATGGGACTGGTTGTGCGATGCGTTCCAGACCGGATGGGACTGGCTCGACCAGTACGTCATCCAACCATTGGCCAAGGCATGGCAATGGCTGAGTGATGTGTTCCATACCGTGGGTGATGTATTCGGCAAGGTGTGGGACGGCATCGTCACCGCCGCGCAGATCGGGTTCCTCGCCATCTCCACGATCGTGCTCACCCCGTTGCGGGTCGCGTTCGAAACCCTGTGGAACACATGGCAATGGTTGTACGAGAACATCGTCAAACCAGTATGGGACGGCATCACGCAGACGTTCCAGACCGGGTGGAACTGGATCGACCAGAACGTCATCCAACCATTCCAAGTCGGCTGGAACCTCCTCAAGGACGTGTTCAGCCTCGTCTGTGAGAACATCGGCGACTGGTGGAACGGTGTCGTACAAGCGTTCCAGAACGGGTGGAACTGGATCAACCAGAACGTCATCCAACCGTTCCAACTCGGCTGGCAGGTGCTGTGCGACGCGTTCAAGCTCATCGGAGAGACGATCAGTGGCGCGTGGGACGCGGTCGTCGGCAAACTGCGTGACGGGTGGAACTGGACCAACCAGAACGTGGTCGAACCATTCAAAACCGCATGGCAGGCTGTTCAGGACAAGTTCAAGCAGGTCGGTGACGGGTTGGGCATCATCTGGGATGGTGTCAAAGCGAAGTTCAAGACCGTGTGGGATTGGATCAGCCTGAACATCATCGACCCGTTCAAACGTGGCCTGCAAGCCATCGGCGACGCCGCCCACAACATGAAGGAAGCCGCCAGCAGGGCGTTCAACGCGCTCAAGGACGCGTGCGCCACACCGGTGCGTTGGATCGTCGAGGTCGTGTACACCAACGGCATCCAGAAGACATGGAACGGCATCGCCGGCGCCGTCGGTCTCAACAACCTCAAACTGCCCAACGCCCCCAAGTTCGCCACCGGTGGCGTCAACCCCGGATATGCGCCGCGACAAGACACGATCCTGTCGTGGACCAGTCCGGGCGAGGCGATCATGGTGCCCGAATGGACCCGCGCCGTGGGCGCCGACACCGTGCACCGGTGGAACAGGTTGGCGCGCACCCGTGGCGCGCAGGCCGTGCTCGACGACATGCGCATGCCCCGCTACGCGGAAGGCGGCATCAGTGGATTGTGGAACGGGGTGAAGGACAAGGTCGGCCAAGGATGGGATTGGGTCAAGGGCAAAGCGAGCGACATCGCCGACGCCGTGGCCTCGTTCATCTCCGACCCGGCCGGCTGGGTCACCTCGAAGATCCTCAACCCGGTGAAATCCATGATCGCGTCCGTAGGTGGAGGCAATTGGGGAACCATCGTCGCGCAACTGCCACTCAAGGTCGCCCAAGGCCTCGTACGGAAAGCCAAGGACGCCATCGGCAGCTGGCTTGGCTCAGGCAACGGCAACACTGCTTCGGCCGGTGCTGGCGAACAGTACCACGGTGCCGTCGGCGGCGGTGTCGAACAGTGGCGTCCACAGGTGTTGACCGTGCTCAAGATGCTCGGCCAGCCCGCCAGTTGGGCCGACACCGTACTGCGGCGCATGAACCAGGAGTCCGGTGGCAACCCCAACGCCATCAACAACTGGGACATCAACGCCAAGAACGGTGTGCCCTCCCAAGGCCTGATGCAGACGATCCCGCCGACGTTCGCCGCCTACGCGGGCCCGTTCGCGTCCCGCCCCATCACGGACCCGTTGGCGAACATCTACGCGGGCTGCAACTACGCGATCCACCGCTACGGCAGTTTGGCTGGCATGAACCGGCCCGGCGGCTACGCGCTGGGCGGCATCGTGCCGACACTCTACGACAAGGGTGGTGTGCTCAATCCGGGGCGCACGATCGTGGAGAACCGCACCCGCCAACCCGAGCTCGTGCTCACCCGCGAACAGGTTCTGGAGTATTTCAACGCGGGCAAGGACGACACCCGCGATGTGCAGCTCACATTCAACATCCCCGACCGTTCCGACCCATGGAGCCAAGCGGAGATCTGGATGCGGGAAGCACAGGACATCATCGGAAGGTGACCCATGGCATACACGCCCTACTATGCGGAACTCAGCGCCGAAGGCGTCGAACCGGTCCGTTTCCACGGATCCGGCACATTGGACGCCATCGGCCTGACCGGCGACGGCATCACAGGATGGTATTCCATGCCTGCGGTGAAGGTCGACGCGACCGCACGCGGCCAAGGAGACGGCGGCCATGACATCGCCGAGGACACGATCATGTACGCGTCGCGCACCGTGACCCTCCACTGGAACGCGAACTCGGCGGACCGGGCTGGTGTGCTCGCCCTGACCGACCTCATCCGCCGGTTCGCGCACCGCCTCGTCCGCCTCCGTGTCGTCGACGCGGATTCGGACACCTATTGCGAGGGTGGCTATCTGGCCATGAACCAGGCCAGCGTATACCGGCATGCGATGGTGGAGCCCAGCAGCGTCACCATCGTGTTCGAACGGCCAGAACGGCTCACCACGAACGCGCAACTGTTCCAACTCCTGCCGTTGGACGGGCAGGGGCAAGGATTGTCCTACGGCGACAGGCTCGAGACCTACTGGACGGGGACACCGAACGATTCGGTGTCGGTGTTGTCCGTCACACCGGGGTCGGACGGGCTCGCCTACCCGGTCAATTACGGGAGGCCCGGTGGCGACGGGCGCAACCGTGGCGTGCTCGAGAACCATGGCACTTCACGCGCTTACCCACAACTGAGCGTGGTGGGTGACTTCCCGCAGGGCGTCAGGCTCCTGCTCGGTGACGGCGCCATCATCGAATACACGCAGCCCGTCACAGTCGGCGCGCCGCTCAACCTTGATTTCCGGTCACGCACCGCGCGCATCGACGGGCGTGACATGAGCCGGTGGCTGAGCCACCGAGGCTTCAGCCCCATCAAGGCACGCTCAAGCATGTCCATCGTCCTCAAATCCGAAGGGGAGGGGTACGTGACGTGCCTCACCCACGACACCTACATGTAAGGAGACCTCATGCTCACCGAAAACAGTGCGCTCGGCACCCCACCGGATTCCCATGGCGATGGCGTGAGCGCCCACATGCACCGGCGTATCCTGCGCTACCATTGGGACAATCCCGGCATTGTGGGGCAGGACCCACATGACCTGAGCCTGCACATCTCCGGGCGCGACGACATGTCCTACGATGTGACCCGCGGCCTGTGCGTCCTGCCAAGGGACGACAGCTGGAGCGAGGGCTTCTACGAAGCATACGTGGACAAATGCACCGTGGGCCCGGTCGCCGGCGGTGACCAGTCGAACCCACGCATCGACGTGATCTGGATCCGCGCCAACGACTTGGACTTCGACGACCGGCCCGAAGGCAAGAACGAGGACGGCTCCCTATTGCCGCCTACGAACCGCATCGAGGTCGGTGTCACCCAAGGCACCCCGGCGAAGACTCCGACCGAACCGGCCATCCCCGAACGCGCATGGCGTCTGGGTGCGATGCTCGTACCTGCTGGAGCCACCAAGACGGCAAGCGCCACCCCCTATGGCGACATCGACTACGCGACCCCCTACGGTGCGCAAATGGGCATCATCGCGCGCGTCGCCGAAAACAAGGACGGGCAGGCGTCAAGCAACCCGCCCTACAAGAACCCGATCCTGAACCACACCGCGTTCTTCCCGACCGACCGCAACATCCTGCTGCACGCCTACCTGTGCGTCTCCACACCGACGAAAACCGCGAGCCACAACACCCGTGGCGTCGCCGCTGTCCAGTTCTATGTGGACGGGGAAAAATACACCACACGCAAGGTCGAATACTCCGAAGCGTGGGTGACCCACGAGGTCACAGCCAGCATCCAAGTTACGGCCGGGCGCCACACCTTCGGCCTCGCGATGTACAACGAGGAAGGCAACGGCTACGTCACACACTTCTCCCACAACGATCCCGACGACCGCGGCAACTATTATGTCGGCCGCGTCCTGGTCATCAAGGACGAGGGAGTCGCACGCTGATGTGGACCGCCTACATCTACGAGACGATGAGCGGCTCCCTCATCCGCCCCATCGACCTGCCTGCATTCAGCTGGAACGTCACCATCGGCGACTGCTCCCTGACCACCACACCCAGCCACAAACCCGGCGAACACGACCTCGGCGGCATGCGCGTGCCATGGACCGCACTCGAACACGCCACCACAGCAAAGGAACGCCGAGAACTGCTCGCCAGCGACCGGCATGGCATCATCCTTCTGCACCGCAACCCGACCGATGACCCCAACACACTGGGAGAGCCGATCGTCGGCGGCGCCATCGGCCCACGGCAGGACACCGCACGCGACACAAGCTTTTCCACCAGCAGCATCATGAGCCTGCTCGCCGAACGCTACGCCGTGCCTGAAGACGCATACGCATCCGGCCCCAACCACACCAGCCCCAACACGCTCACCTACAAGCACATGAGCCTACGAGGCATCGCCAGCGAAATCGGCCACCTATGCACCAACCTCAAACCCGGCGGCACACTGCCCATCGACTGGACCTACCGAGGAGAACAAGGCAACCACGAACGCTCCTACGAGGCATGGAACATCCAAAACCTCTCCTGCAAAGCGATCCTCGAAAAAATCAGCGGAGTCATCAACGGCCCAGACATGCAATTCCGCCCCTACCTGACCGACGACCAAACCATGGTCAGATGGCGGTTCGAAGCCGGAAGCGACACCGACATCTACCTCGGACAGAACACCATCCACCGATTGGCATACTCACCATACGGCGGAACCATCGAAAACCTCACCATCGACCACCTCGGCCCAATCCACCGCATCTACGCATCCGGCGCCGGCACCGACAAAGCACAAATCTGCGCGCTCGCACAGGACCTCATGCTCGTCGAACTCGCCGACCCGTATCCGCTGCGGGAGATGACGTACGCGGATTCGGACACCGACAAGCATGACCTGCTGCTCGCTCACGCGCAAGCCAGCCTGGAAGCGAACCGTCGTCCGCTCATGCAGATCAAAGGCGAAATCCATGTCGACGATATGGACGGTGTGGGTGTCCTGCACCCATTGGGCAGCATCTGGCCCGGCGAACAGGTCGAACTCGACATCCAGGGATTCCCCTCACTGGACGACGGGATCTACACATGCCGGCTCATGCAGATGGACGGCAACGAGACCGACACGGTCACACTCACCTTCGACCCCATCGAATACACGCTCACCTGAGAGGAGACGCCAATGGCCCTGCACCCAATCCTCAGCCCCACCAGCACACAGACCATCGCACGCCTTGGTGTCACCGCGTTGCGCACAGCGCAAAGCATGCAGACCCGCAAAAGCGGTTCAGCGTTTTACCCCACTGGCGACGGCACAGGCATTTTGGTGGGCGATATGGCCGATCATGGCGTCGACAAATGGGATCCCGAAACCGGCGAACAGAACCCGCTGTGGGAGGGTATTTCGCAGGAGGAGCTCGACGCGAAGGGCGATGAGATCCTCAACGCCGCCAAGGAAGACACGGCCGCGCAGATCACCATCGTCAATACCACGATCACTGAGGCGCAGCAGGCGATTGAGGCGAATCGTGAGGGTATCGAGTCCGAGGCGTATCTGCGTGCGGAGGGTGACAAGCTCGCACAGGAGGCCGCGGCCGCTGTTAAAGCGGAGACCGACAAGCTCTCCACGAAATACGATGAGATGGACACGAGCGTCACGAGCGTCAAAAACGATCTGAAACATGTGATGACGTCGACGACGCAGCTCGAGCAGGACATGATTGTGTCCGCGCTCATCGAATACGCGGTGGGTGACTCGGACACGGTGCCGCCGACCCTCTCGGACCCGTGGAGCCCGGACATGCCCGAACGTACGCCAGGCACGTACATCTGGATGCGCACCCGCGTCACGTTCGGTGATGGCGGGCAGGAAACGAGCGCACCGGTGCTCGTGACGGGCAATACTGGTGCGCAGGGCCCGCAGGGCCCGCAGGGGCCGCAGGGTGTGGCCGGCCCGAAGGGCGACAATGGCGAGGACGGCATCACCCGCTACAGCTATTTCGCCTATGGTACCTCCGCGAGTGGCGCGAATTTCTCGAAGACCCCGACCACGACGAGCACGTATATCGGTGTGTGCGTGACCACTGCGGCGACGCAGCCGACCGACCCGAAACAGTACACGTGGTCGCTCACCAAGGGCAATACTGGCGCGCAGGGTCCACAGGGTGCCGCCGGTGCCAAGGGCGACGTGGGCGAGGACGGCAAGACCTACTACACCTATTTCGCCTATGGTACGAGCGCGTCAGGCGCGAATTTCAGCACGACGCCCACATCGAGCTCGACGTATATGGGTGTGTGCATCACCCTGTCCGCGACGCAGCCGACGGACCCATCGAAGTACACGTGGTCGCTCACCAAGGGCGCTCAGGGTGCGACCGGCGCGCAAGGCGTAAGCGTGAGCGCGTTGACGCCGTTCTGGCAGCTGGCCGAGTCGAAGCCCTCCCAGCCGGTGAACAAAGCGCCGGGCGGCGGATGGTCGAGCACGGAGCCCGCGTATGTGCGTGGCAAAAAACTCTGGACCTGCTCGCGCATCGATTACAGCAATGGCCAGTGGTCGTGGACGAGCGTGCAGCAGTCTTCGGCGTTCGAGGCGGCTGAACTGGCGTTGACCACCGCCAACGGCAAGAACCGCCGGTATGTGCAACCATCAACGCCGGTCGTGGACACCAGCGAGCTGACGCAGGGCGACGAATGGTGGCAGACCTCCAGCAAGCCACCCGAAACCTACTGGATGGGCGAACCGAACAACAGCGTTTCGGTGCTCGTCGACCACAGTGGTGAGGTCGAGCACATCTGGGTGTGGAACGGCACGCGCTGGGCGTTGAACCGCCTCTCCGCGGAGGACATCATCGTGTCCGGCAGCGTCGCCGCCGGCCTCGTCACCGCTGATTTTTTCGACGGCGCACGCATCAGGGGCGGCGAATTCGTCACCAGCAACGAGCTGATCCGTTTGAACAACGCCGGCCTGGTCATGGACGGCAAATCAGGCGAACGGCTCGTCACCCTCAACGCGACCGACGGCACCGCCACATTCCAGAATGTCGCGATCATCAACGGATCATTGAACGTGCCCACGATCGAGGGTGGCTCGATTGAGGGCGCCGACTACAGGCTCACCACGGGCAGTGGCGCGACCAAACAGACCATCGCCCGGATCAACAGTGACGGCGTGGTATTCGGCGACCACCTCTCGTATGCGAAAAACAAGCAGGGCGTATGGGTGCTTTCGCTCAAGGGCGCCATCCAGTCGGGCGGGGAGATCAGCGGCCCGGTCATCACCGCGCCCACGATCCAGACGAGCAGCGCGGAGAAAACCGGGCTGAAATTCACGTCTGGTGGCCTCGTCGCCTACGACGCAGACGGCGACACCACATTCACCCTGGACAACACGGGGCGGATCATGATGGCGGGCGCGCTCCTGTCGAACGCGACCCTGACCGCACCAGTCCTGCAGACGAATCCGGCCGACAAGCGCGGCATCAAAATCGCAGGGAACGTGTTCACCGCGTACTCGAACTCTGGTGTGCCGATGCTCTCCCTCAATGGTGACACCGGCAGTGCGGTGCTCGTCGGCGGTTTCAAAACCGCGCCAAACGGACGACGGTTGGAAATCACCAACAGCGTGTACGGAGATGTGTCGGTCGGCGCCATCCATGGTTACGACCTGGTCGGCGAGAGCTGGCACATCGTCGGCACCAGCGACCGCACCAGTCCCAGTGAGATCGACAACTGGTACACCGCCAGCCTGGGGATCGGCATCAACCCGCAGCAGCCGGAGATCAACATCCGGTATGAGAACCGGTACAAGGCGACGGTCATGAGCCTGCTGGCCGACCGCATCGACATCATCGGCGCCGGCGATGGCCGGAACCCATACGGTGACGGCGTATACGTCAATAACCGGCGTATCGACTGGGAGCAATCCTGGACGAACCTGCCGCTCGCCAACGGGGCCACAGCGGTGGGTACAGCCCAGTACGGGCAGCGTGCCGGCCTGCTCGTGTTCCGCGGCCGCATCAAATGTACGGGCAGTGGTGACTGCGAACTGTTCGATCTGGCGAGTGTCTACAGCGGTTTCGCCCCATCGAGCGTGAACCGCACGTGGATCATCGGCACCATGACCAAGGGCGTCGCCACGACCGCCCGCGCCTACATCCCGGCCAATTCCACCATGCTCAAGGTCAATAACGGCCCGCACGACTGGGTGGACATCGGCTCGATCGTCATCGGGCTCTAACCACAAACACATAGGAGGCAAAAACAATGGATGAGATTCAGGTGCCGGCACAACTGGTGATCGCCCGCCTGTGCGACCAGATTAGTGCGCAAGCCCGGCAGATCGCCGTATTGCAAGCGCAAATCCAAACCATGCAACAGTCTGGTGGTGATAGTGATGAGTGAAATACGGAACCTGTTCACCGACCCTGTACCAACCGGGTCTGGCACGTGGACGGTGAATCAGCCTGGTACGGCGGACGTGTCCTTCGCTAATGGGCAACTGCTGGTGCAGGGGTATGAGACCACGGCCAACACGTTTGTCTACCGTAGCGTGCCGGGCATGGGCAATGGCGATTATGTCCTGTCTTTCATCTCGAAGAGTGGTTCGTCTCCGACGTTCTTCGGGAACCGCGTCTGTGCGGTCACGAACGGCCTATGGCACATTCTTGGTGTCGTCGATGACGCTGCTCTCAACAACGGGCGTGCTCTATTGCGGTTCTCGAACCCGGAGACGCAGGATCTGAGAGTCCTGTTCCAAGCGCCGAACAAAGCGGCGAGCGTCGCGTACGAGAAGATGCTGTTGTGCACGGCCGAGGATTACGAGGCGATGCTCGCCGCGAACGTTGAATGGTTTAGTGGTGACATGACCATCCGGGGGGGGGGCTTCCCTCTAGGCGTCTGTATCCACATGTGGATCGCCGCGCTGCTCTGGTGGTGGTCGCATGAGCAGGCTCATCACCCTACCCGACGGGCGGCAGGTCACCGGCTGCAAAAACTATGTGCGAACCCCGAAACCAGGTCTGCTGATCGATTCGCGTATAGAGGTGGGCATCGCCCTGGATGCGGACGGTCTCAAGGACGGCACACCGCTCAGCCTCTACGTGCGCGGCGAAACGTCGAACACGCAGACACCACTGCGCGTATGGCTATCCTCGACGACCATGTCGACCGCACGCGAGGTCACACCAGACCAATTCAAGGCCGGCATCCGATTGGACGCCGACAAGGTTGGCACGGACGGCTGCGTGGTGATATTCAACACGACCGCCGGCAGCTACAAACTATGGCAATTCGCAGTGATGCTGCACGACGAAATGGACGAATCCAAGGTCATCAGCCAATTCAACGAATACTATCCGTGACCGGCACCGACGCCTCCCGATTGGTGGTGGTCGCGTGAACGAGATCAGGAATCTGCATCCAGACCCGCGGTGCCTCAAAGTGCGTACCACATGGAATGGGGCTAGCCGTGCGAACGGTGAGAAATGGCAGTATGAGCTCAATGCCGACTCGTCGAGAGGCAGTGTGTTCGCATGGAATGGCCTGACAAACCAGTTCATGGCCGGCAAGGTGCTCTACGCGCGTATCACATCGAGCAAACAAGCGGTGTTGGACAGGATGGATATCGAATATGCGTCGTTATTGGTGCGGCGTAATGGATGGGTAGCGGCACGGGTCGCTGACGGATTAGTCAGTAATCATACCATCTGGCTCAACAACGGCCCGTTCGTGTTGCAGGAGGTCGGCTGCTACAGCCCGGAGGACTGGGAATTGTTGTACGCGCTCTACCAATCTGGAGCGATTCAGTTCCCGTGGGTGGCCGGGCCACGCGACGCGACTATGGCCGGGCAGATCGGCCCATGGGAACTGTAACCACATGAGCCTGATTAGGTGAGGGGAGGTGAAAACACGAATTTTCTAAGTGTTGAGGTCCTCACCGCGTTGGCCGGTTTGGCGACTGGTATCGGCGTGAGCAGTGTCACCACGTGGCTGCTCGCCCGGTACGACCGGCGTCATCCGGCCGTGGACGTGGACAAGATCGTCAAACGTATCGAGGAACTGAACCGGCAGATTGACCTGTCCACGTTGGCGGACAAGCTCGACGCGTTGAACAACGCCGTCATAGAACTCGCTTATTTGCGTATCCGTGAACGGCACGAGAACGCGATGCGCCACGGCTGGCTGCACCCCAACGAGAAACACGTGCTCGAACGGTTGTACGCCGCCTATCACAGCATCGGTGGCAACGGTGTCGGCACGCAGATGATCGAGGAGATACGCAATCTGCCGTCCATGCCACCCGGAGACGACCAGGCCAGCCGCATGTGCGACGAAACATAGGAACCACCCAAAACCTATTGAGACCACAACAAATGTTGCGGCCTCTTCACATATCAGAAAGGAAAACCAATGAATATCCAGCTCAAAAGCATCGGCGAGCTCGCGGCCACGCTCACTGCCGGCGCCATCGCCGTCAAGGCAAAGGGCCCGGCGCTCAAGGGCGCGGCTACGTTGGCTGCTGGCGTCCTCACCGTGCTCGTGTGGTGGAAGAATCAACCGATCACCGAAGCGGCCGTGCAGGGTCAGCAGATGATCGACTCCATCAAGGTCACCCAGCGCTACGGCAACACTCAGGATATGCCCGCAGGGCCCACCGAAGCCATGCCGGATATGCCGGCCGGTGACTATATGGCCGCCGATAATGCGGACGACGTTGACGGGGAGTGACCCATGGTCACCATCAAACGAGAGATCGTCAACGCGGGGCACGGGTATCTCGCGCCGTTCCTGCTCGCCGTCCACTCCACGGCGAACCCCGGCGCCACGGCCCGCAACCACCGTGACCTATGGTCGCGCGGCTACGACTATGCAGTACACCTGACCAGCGATTGGTGCGAGGCAATCCAGTGCGTCGAATACGACCGGTTGTGCTGGCAGGTCGGCAACGGCAATTCGACGTGCCTCGGCATCGAAATCTGCGAGGCGACCAACAGCGCGGATTTCCAACGTGGGTTCGAGATCGCAGCGCAGGTGTGCGCGCAGGTGCTCATACAGCGAGGCTGGAATACGAGTGTGATGCACCCGCACCTGTGGTTCTCGCAAACCTACGGCGGGTCCGACCATGTGGACCCACGCCCGTATTTCGCCCGGTTCGGGCGCACATGGGATGACTTCGTGCGACTTACACAGCAATACATCAATGGAGGAGGAATCATGGCAATCTCGGATAGTGACGCGCGAAAAATCGCGAAATTCGTATGGGAGTGGGGCGTGCACGGCGTGCAGGCCCGCGACCGACTCAAAGGCATCGACACAGCCGCAAACAACGTCAACGGCATGTTGACGAAAAACAGCGAGTGGAAGTGGCTCACCAGCCGCGTCTACCGTCTCGCCGACATGTTCTTCAACCGCACCGACGCCGCCGGGTCCGGCATGGTCGACGACAACGGCAACGAGGTCAAACGCCCGCTCTACGACCGCATCGTATGGTGCGACAAGAGGTTGCGCGAACTCAACCCGTACAAGACAGGCGAACCCAAGGAATTGCCGGTGGGGGTCGCGCTCACCGACGAACAGATCGACAAGATCGCCACCCTCGTCGCGGCCAAACTCAAGGAGACAGCATGAGCGACAATCTCGATAATCTCAACGACCATCCGGCCTACGACGACAGTGACCAGTCTCTGCCAGACAGTATGCCCGGCACTGAACAACCGTATGTGCCGGTGTTTGACCCGTCGGTGCGTACCGCGATCTATGTCGCCTGCACCATCCTCGGCGTCATCCTCGCGGTGGCGGCCCCGGTCGCGGTCGCCGCGCACGCTCCCGAATGGGCCACCATCCTCCTGTCCGCCATGGCAGGCGCCATACCCACTGTGGCGGCGGCGTTCGGCGTGGCCTACAATCCAAGCCGCAAGGTCTGATGCCGCCTGAAATGCGGTTCCGAAAACTACACAACCGTTGCATGTGCAACAAATATGGGACTAGGGAATACTAGGGAACACTAAGGAATCCTGAGAAAACCACAGCCCCGCCCTCCACGATTCAGGAGGGCGGGGCTTTCTCATACCGAAAGCGAGAACGATGAAACCAGCGCACGACGACTACGATGCGTTCGTCGACAAATTCAAACCGAAAAAGACCACGGATGACTGCTATACCCCCCGATGTGTATGACACGGTCCTGCAATGGGTGACGGATGAATACGGGATCCAGGGCCGGCCGGTTGTGCGCCCGTTCTGGCCGGGCGGCGACTACCAGCACGAAGAATACCCGGACGGTTGCGTCGTCATCGACAATCCGCCATTCAGCATCCTCTCGAAGATCTGCCGATGGTACCTCGAGCATGATATCGATTTTTTCCTCTTCGCACCATACCTGACCAATTTCGGCGCAGACATTCCGGTCAACCACATCGTCACCGACACGACGATCGTCTATGAGAACGGCGCGAAGGTCAAGACCGCGTTTCTCACCACATTGGGCGACGATTTTATTCGCACCGCCCCCGGCCTGTCACAGGCGATCAACGCCGTGCAGGACGCGCACAAGCCCGCGCCATTGCCGTCATACCAATACCCGGGCGAAGTGCTCACCGTCAGCCGGGTCGGCCAGCTCGACCATTACGGTATCGACCTGCGCGTCTCGCGCAGCGAGGTGGCTCGCATCAGCAGGCTCGACAGCCAAAAAACAGCCGGCAAAACCATATTCGGCTACGGGTTCCTCATGGGACGCACATTGCAGGCGAGGTATGCCGAAGCGGCCGAAGCGGCCGAAGCGGCCAAAGCGGCCAAAGCGGCCAAAGCGGCCAAAGCGGCCAAAGCGGCCAAAGCGGCCAACGATTTCGTCTGGACGCTCTCACCACGGGAGCACGCCATCATCGACACACTCAACAAAACACATGACTAGGGAATACTAGGGAGATACTCGGGAATCCCGCAACATTCCCAGAATCCTGAGAATAATCCCGGAAATTCTGAGAAACAGCCCCGCCCCACTCGCCAACCATGGTGAGAGGAGCGGGGCTGTTTTTGTGTTTTCGGCGGTGCAGTGGAAGTTGTTTCAGTGTGCGTCGGTCTTGCGTGGGCGTCCGCCGCCTGCGCCGCGGCCGAGGCTGTTGCGGTTCCATTCCTCGATGGTCGTCCGGTCCCAGTCGCGCGCCGAACCGACCGTCACGTCCGGTTCCGGCAGTTTGTACCGGGCCAGCGCGCCCTTGGTGACGCCGAGCAGGGCCACGACTTCCGTGAGGCTGGGGTAGTGCCTGCTCATCGGATCACCGCGTTCGCCAACGCCATGACGCCCGTGGCTACGGCCGTGCAGGCGGTCAGCCAGACGGGGGAGCCGGCGCAGGCGAATACAGCCGTGGCCGTGTCCATGAGGATGCCCGACAAGCCCCGCGCCAGTCGTATGGTTGTGCCCTTGTTCATGGTGTGTGCCGATTCGCGCATGAGGCACGTCAATGCGGATCTGCTCGGCACGCTCGAACTCATCGAGATCGGACTGCTGCCGGTGCCGAGCATTCGCGCCACGATTCAGGGCACATTCGAGACATGATTTGCGCCAGTGTCGATATGCGTTCCGGCGCGTTTTGCGCATCGTGGCATAGGACTGCTAATAGGACGCATGTTGCGCTATGCGACCCATATGCGTTTATTCAGGCGGGTTACGGGCTTATGTGGTTCAATTCCCCGCGGCTCCACAAGTATCAAACCCCACACAACCCATTGTGTGGGGTTTTTCGTTGCAATACCAACGAAAACAGCATATCAGAACGCCCATGCGCCACTATAGCGCATGGGCGTTTTTGTGCGTTAAAACCCCTCCGACACGCCGCGTTCATAGGACGATTGGACGGACGCCGGTAAAATGGGATTGAAACCCAGTGGAGAGGGATTGAACACCATGAGCCGCACGTTCGGATACGTCCAATACAAACCCAGCCGCGCGCACGCCACGCGCATCATCGCCTCCTATCCGACACCGCCCCACCTGTTCGCCGAACACCCCGACCTCAAAGCGCGCATCAGCAAAACGTTCCGCGTGGACCAGGAGGCGGAGGCGCGCGCATGGCTGCGCCGCCAACAACTCCTGCATGAAACCGGCACATGGCAACCCGAACAGACCGACACACCAGACTCCCCGCAGTCCATCACGTTCGCGCAGTACTGGCCCATCTGGTTCGCGAACCGCCGCACACCACAAGGCACACCATTGCGACCACAGACACGCTACCGCATGGAAAAGGACTGCCTCAACCACCTCATGCCACGCTTCGGCCACATGCGCCTGCGCGACATCGACCACACGGCCATCACCAGCTGGCTCGACAGCCTGCCCTCCGACCAGCCGGCCATGCGCGCCAACGCGCTCAAACTATTGCGCGCCATACTGCGCACCGCCACACAACGCGGACCCCACGGCGAACCACCGTTGATCGACCACATGCCCTACGACCAGCCGCAGCACAAGCCCACCAAACGGCACGAGACGATACCGGCCACACCCGAGCAGGTGCACGCCATCTACATGGCGTTGCCTGAGAAATATCGGCTCTCCGTCTACCTGTCCGTGTTCTGCCGTGGCCTGCGCATCAGCGAGGTCGTCGCATTGCAACGCCAGCACATCGACCTCAACCGGCACGTACTGCATGTACGCCAGGCACGCCAGCATATGGGCGCCACGGCAGGCATGGTGGGCGATGTGAAAACCGACGGCAGCCGCCGGGACGAACGCATTCCCGACGTCCTCATACCGTTGATCCGCCAGCATCTGCAGGCGATCCCCGACGAGCCGGACGCGTGGCTGTTCCCAAGCGCCCACTCGAACCTCAAACCATTGAGCGCCGGCACCCTGCGGAAAGCGTATGACAAGGCGCGTCGAGAGGCCGGACGTCCCGACCTGTGGTTCCACGACCTTCGGCATACGGCATTGACGTGGCTCGCCCAGGACGGCGCCACCCTCAGGGAACTCATGGACTCCGCCGGACACACGACCACCGAAAACGCCATGAGATACCAGCATGCCGTACAAGCGCGTGACGAGGAACTCGCCACGAAACTGGGGGAGCGGCTCATCGGGGACGACACGGCCACGTTGCAGGGGCGGTTGGATACGGTCGAGGCGCGCATCGCACAACTCGAGGAGCTACGGCGCTCGCTGCAGAGCCAACTGGACACAGAACGACAGGAGTGAGGCTAGGTGTGTACACGCCTACGGTAGTCGTGTACACACCTAGCACAATCGTGTCACTGCATGATCAGTGTCGGGTCATCGTGCAGGCGCTCGCGATACGCTGCTATGACCCACGGCAACACGTTGAGCTCCCTCGCCATGCCCATCGTGTTCCCCTCATATACAGCTTCCGCGTACGCGTATTCCATCGGATCTACGAGCATGGCCGCAGCCTCCTGGTCGGCGCGCCGCTCCGCCCATTTATCCACACGGCAGCCCGCATCCATATGGCGCGCATGGCTGATCTCATGCGCGAGCACACAACGGCGCTGCACGTCCGTCAGACGCGAATCCAAGACGATCAGATCCAGGCCAGGCGCGTAGAAACCCTCATAGCCGCCCGGCAGCGGCTGTTCGGCCACACGCGCCCAACGTGACGCCTCCATAAGCAACTCGTTCAGAACCACTCCCGGGACAATCAGTCGTTGAGGTGATCGATGGCGTACTGCGCTTCGGATTCAGTGAACTGGCCACCGTATTCGCTCATCAGCTGGTCCTTGACCGCGTCCTCGCTCATCGCCATCGTATCCCGGTACGTCTTCGCCTGTTCCAGGGCGTTCTTGTTGTAATCGGCCTTCAGGTGATCGATGGCGTACTGTGCGGCCTCCGCAGGGAACTGGCCGCCGTATTCGCTGATCAGCTGGTCGTAGATGCCCTGCTTGCTCAGGTGCATCATATCGGAATACGTCTCCGCCTGACGGAGCGCATTGCGATACTCCGCCGGAACATTGGCATCCGTGGATTCGGTCTGCTGTTCGTTGGCCTTCTGCTCGGTCTCCAGGGTCTTTTCCTCCGCGGCCTCCTGCTTCTCCTCCTCAGCCTTCTGCTCTTCCGACTGGTTCTTTTCCGCGGTGCCCGCGGACTGTGACGTCGACGACGACGGCTTGGTTTCCGTCGCCGACTCCTTCTTGTCCTTGGACCCGCCGGCGCTCGCTGCGATGGCGATGACGACCACGACGATGATCACCCAGAACCACCACTTCTTCCAAATCGGCTTTTTCCCGCCACCCTGCGGCGGTGTGGATGGCATCGGCTGAGGCATCGGCGTCTGCTGCTGCACCGGAGCCCCGGTGGGCTGGAACTGCTGCGCAGCATTTCCCTGCGATGAAGGCATGGTATTCGGATCAGTCATGATGATTCCTCTTCTTTCTGATTCAGTGACGCCCCCAACAACCTGCGCCTTGATTTTTCCCGGCACCCTTATGCATGCCGGGCCGGCACCGCAACGACGCGATGCCAAAACTCTTACGGCAGATCCTCGAATGCCTCTTGCTCGCGTTCGATATCGCCCTTCTTCGCGGCGACATCGAACTGATCCAGGTGCGACGCGACATACGCCGCCTGCTCATCCACAGACCACCCAGACATGGATTGCGCCATATCGCTGTCGATAAAATGGCCGTCAGTGTCGACGTTGACCTGTGTCTGCCGCATCGCGTTGACGAGTGCGAACACGTCGTTGTATCCCAGGATGGGGGCGAGTTTGTCGAGCTCGTCGATGGTCCACGGCTTCAGCCCTTTGATACGTAGTGAGGCGTAGGACTGGGCGCGCCCGATGATCCTGCCGACCTCTTCCTGTGTCACGCTCTTCGCCTCGAGCGCTTGTCGTACGGAGAGGGCCAGTTGCTTTGTCGCATGCCGTTGCAAACTAGTTTGCTGTAGTTTGCATGACCCCGTTGCCGAGATCAGCTCCAAGTCTCATGCCATTGTTTTGGCTGCTTGGTTCACGGTTCATTGGGGTCTGCGCGGCCGGCGCATGCCGGTCGTGTCTTATGTCCCCTCCGCGTGCGTTTAGCGTCTCCTCGGCACTCGGGGCGACGTGCTGTTTCTCGATGTTGATGGCCGCGTTCAGATCACGGTCGATCCTCAAACCGCAGGCATCGCAGCAGTAGGTTCGTTCATTGAGGGACAGTTTGGCTTTCACCGTCCCGCAATTCGAGCACGTCTTGCTTGATGGATACCAACGGTCAATGATATGGATGGCCGCGCCGGTGCGCGCGCTTTTGTACACGAGTTGACGGCGTAGTTCAGCGAACCCGCAGTCCGATACGGCCCGTGCGAGCCGATGGTTTGTGACCATGCCCGCCACGTTCAGGTCTTCTATGCTGATGTCCCTGTAGGTGCGGGTGAGCATGTCAGTGAGCTTGTGCAGACCGTCACGGCGCTGGGCGGCGACATGCGCGTATATGCGTCGTACACGGGTTTCGGCCTTCTGCCAGCGTTTCGATCCTTGCTCGCGTCGGCTCAGGGTACGTTGCGCGTGGGCGAGCCTGCGAAGGCTGTTGTTCATGTGGCGCGGGTTCGGCGCCATCGTGCCATCGGAGAGCGTGGCAAGGGTCTTGACGCCCAAATCCACGCCGACACCACCCTTGGGCGTGACGGGAACGGTTGGCGCATCGCGTTCAACGGTCAGGGATGCATACCAGCGTCCCGCCCGTTTGGATACGCTCATGCGCACCACTTTCGCGTCCCCGACGCGCCTGGCGATATCCTCCATGCAGTGCACACGGCCGACGCGGGGCAGCTTCAACCGTTTCGAATCGCCCTCGACAAGGCCGAATGATCCGGTCGTGTACGCGAACCGCGGCGTGCCGCGACGCTTCGACCGGTATTTGGGCCAGCCCATGCGCCTGCCCTTGCGCCTGCCGGTCTTCGCGTCGAAGAAGTTGCGCAACGCGGCCGCCAATGATTCGAACGCGCTGTTGTACGCCTCCTTGCTGTACTCGCCCCACCACGGCGCGATCTCGGTTTTCCACTCGTTCCACCAACGCCGCTGCGCGTACATCGACCAATCCGCCTTCTCACCGCGCGCCAACTGGGACTGCACATGTGAAAGCATGAGATTATAGGCGAAGCGCGCCGCGCCCGCATGCCCCTCCAGCATGCGTTCCTGCCGCGGCGTGGGGTCGAGCGCCACCTTCACCGCCTCAAGCATGTTCCGCCGCCTTCAACGCGGCCCTCGCCTTGTTCGCAGCGGCCCGCCTGCCGTACAGGCGCGCGCAGAACGACGTGAGCACCTCGGTCATATCCCGCACCAGATCGTCGTCCAGTTCTTTGTCGTCCACGACGATGAGACGGCGGCCCTGCGCCTTCAACGCGCTTTCGATCAGTCCCGAGTTCATGCGCGCCAACCGGTCACGGTGCTCCACGACAATCGTGCCCACGGTCGGGTCGGCGAGCAGACGGTTGAGCTTGCGCCGTTTGTCGTTCATACCCGAACCGGTCTCCGTGACGACCTCGGGAGCTTCCACGCCCATGCTGAGCGCGAACGCCTTGAGCCGGTCGGCCTGACGCTGCAAGTCAGCCTTCTGGTCGGCCGACGAGACGCGCGCATAACAGACGGTGCGCGACTGTTCGGCATCCGACGGCGCGGGTGTTTCGTACTTGGGATCGTGAATGAGCCACATGCCAGACGGCGTGTGCTCGACAGGAACAGGCATCTTTCCGGTGCGGCACCACTTCCACACGGTCTGCGGGTGCAGGTGCTCGCGCTCAGCCCATTCCTTCACTAACATGCAGTATAGCATAGCATATTAAAATATATCAAAGCAAATCGTTTATGAAACAGCTAACACCCCCGTGTCGGGGAGTTCCTCATTTCTAACCATGACCTAAATATAGCGCATTTGAGTTGGCTTGCAAGTCTTTCGACACGCCGTGTAGCTCATATGAGTTGACACACCTTAACAGTGGTGCTTTACTGTAATTAGCTCAAATGAGCTAGAAAGGAGGGCGAATGAGCAACACCACGGCGATAACTCGAGCAATAGAAGCGGAACTCGCCGCCGCCCATGTCACAAAGAACCAGCTCGCCGACCAGCTGGGTATAGCGAGAAGCAACCTGCTGAGACGATTCAACGGCGAGGTCCCTTGGAATGTCAACGAGGTGGAAATCGCCGCAAACTGCACTGGGCTCTCATTCTGGGAACTCATGAGTCGAGCAGAAATGAGAGCAAATATCCCCAAAAAAGCAAAAGAAAAGGCACCCGCCGACACGGATGCCCAGTCCAAATGAAAGGAATCCCCAATGGACAACAATCAGATTACACGGTTCGACTTCCATGGCGCAACCGTGCGCGTGCTCACCGACGAGCATGGTGAACCGTGGTTCGTCGGCAAGGACGTCGCCCAAGTCCTCGGATACGCGAACGCATCAAAGGCGCTCGCGGATCACGTCGACCACGAAGACAAACTCAATAACGAATCGTTATCGAGTCTAGGGCAGCGTGGTGGATGGCTCATTAATGAGTCTGGTCTCTACAGCCTCATCCTGTCCTCGAAGCTCCCGCAGGCACGCGAGTTCAAACGCTGGGTCACGAGCGAGGTGCTCCCGCAGATCCGCCGCACCGGCGGCTACATCCCGATCAGCGACACGGACGACGAGAAGCTGATCCTCGCGAAAGCGGTCGGCATCTTCCAACGCACCGTGCGCGAAAAAGACCGGATCATCGAAACACAACGAGGCGAACTCGAGACCGTGAAACCGTTGGCGATGCTCGGTGAGGCGTTTGTCGGCACGGACGGCACCATGAGCGTCACCCAAGCCGCACGCCATTTGCAGACCATCGACCGCACCATGAGCCGCGACACCATCTACGGGATCCTGCGCGGCGCCGGCTACATCGAAGCCAAGGGCAACAGTCCGACCATGAAAGCGATCCGACCCGGCTACCTCGTCGCCAAACAATACGTCAAGGACGGACGCAAACTCGGCACACCCTACGCCCGGTTCACCACCAAAGGACTCAACTGGTTCATCCGCCGCTACATCTACGGCCTCAACCAACCCACACTGGAAGGAACAGAACAATGAGCGCCAACATCGACATGGACCGTCTCAACGAGCACGACCGCATGGTCGCCGCGGAAACCATCAACCTCGTCTACGAGGATCTGAGCAAATGGGACGACGCGCTGCGCATCAACCAGACGAGAGCCGAAGACGCCAGCCACTTCAAGCAGGCCGAACGTTTGCAGGACGCGCGCAGCCACTACCAAGGCGTCATCGACCGCATCCTCATCCCACTGTTCGACAAGATCACCAAAGCCACCGACTACGACGAGGTGATGGAACCATGAGCTACCTCACCAACGGCGGCGTGTTCCACATCGAACGCAACCCGGAAAACGAGACGCCCGGCAACCCATTCGACTACACGCTCACCGTCCAAGAACACGGCGCCCAACGGTTAACGCTCACCGGGCTCACCAAGGGAGACCTGACCGAATTCCGCAAACGCCTCAACCAAGCCATCAAGGAGCAACCATGAGTGTCATCGACCCCTCGCCGATCGCTGAGCTCTCGCGTCTGCTCGACCGGCTCGTCCATCAGGCCGCCGAGGACCGCATCAGCGTCGACAAACGGGAAGCAGCACGACTCCTCGACGTCAATACGCGCATCGTCGACCGTCTCATTCAGGCGGGCGACATCCGGGCCCGCAAACCACGCGGCAGCAGCAAAACACTCATCAGCGTGCAAAGCCTGCACGAATACATAGGAGACAAACAATGAGCAGCATCCAACAATCCACGGAAACAACGGTGTCATTGCAAATCGCGGCGAAATACCTCGCATACGCCATCGAAACCATGATCGCGGACGACAGCATGCGCCCGTTGAATGTGGACACCACGATCACCGACGCGAACGGTACGCACACCGTGTTTCACATCAACCTCGACCCGCAGGACGCCGAACATGGCGACATGGTCGTATCCAGCAACCTCGATGATCTGACCGACGACGAACTGCTCCTGCTCGCCGGCAATGCACTCGCCCTATACAACGCGGTCACTGAAACGTTCGACGACAGCAGCAATGAGGAGAACGAACAATGAGCATGAGCATGACCGAACGCCACCAGAAAGTCGAGGAACTCGTGATGCAGGATCCACGGGTTCTCGATTGCAGCCACAGGTTCTGTGACGCACAAAGAGAAATCAACGAATGGCATGTGAGGAACAACCCGCCATCGTGCGCCACCATGGGGCAACTGAAGGAACTCGACGAGCTGATTAACTACAGCGCGTTCTGCCTCGAAGACCTCAAATGCGCCAAACGTCGCGCCTACAAGCAGGTGAACGCCCAGTACCCTCGCATCTGGGACACCAGTTGCCCCGACCCATTCACCACGGACGCACAGGACGGAAACGAGGCCGGCGGTGAGACCGAGGAAATGAGCGAAGTACCTACAGCCGGCGAAGCCACGCCATCGAACATCATCCCCGCCGACAAGTTCATGGGCATCCTCGACCGTGAGGAGGCCGCCTACAAGGTGACCATCGGATTCTGCGACCTGTGGGACATCGACGCCAGCGACCTGCACGCACGACTCGCAACCATACAGACAATCCGCACTCAACTCGAGCGACTCATCGACGAAGCCAAGGAGGACATGCATGCGTAACGTCAAGCATCTGCTCTCCGGCATTGGCGCGCTCATCGTCGCCCTGCTCATGATCTGCGGGCCCGGCGCATGCCACACACCACTGCTGTACATACTCGGTTGGCTCGCCTACATTCCACTCGCCACCTACGCGCTCATCCCACTCATCGACCGCATCAGCACAATCATCGACCATGCGATACGAGAGGAACCGTATGAATAAGCAGCTCACAGAACTCCACGCCAATATTCGTGTTGAATTCGACGTGCCGGGCACCCCCATCCCAAAAGCGCGTCCACGCGTCTACCACGGACAGGGCATCACACCCAAACGCACACGGGACGCCGAGCAACGTATCCGTGACACGTTCACCAGTCTCCACCCGGACATGACTCCATTCGACCAGCCGGTCCGGTTGGAGACCACATTCTGGATGACCGACTACAGGGTCTGTGACGTGGACAACCTCGTCAAACTTGTCCAGGACGCGCTCAACACCATCGCATACACGGACGACCGGTGGATCCACGAACTCTACGCGACCGTCAGGCGACCAGACACGCGCGTACCCGGAAAACGCGGGCCACGCAAACGACGCGCAGGCGACCCGCTCACATGGTTCGGTGGCCACTATAAGCCGCACACCCACATCACCATCACAACAATCACCACCAATAAATAAATAAGGAGAAACCATGACAACCACACAAAAACGCGCCGCGCAGGCAACGCTGTTCTCTGACAGTGAGATCAGCACCAACCTCGCCGCGTTCGTGCCGCTCGCCAACAAAATCACCGACGCGGCCGCCAACTACATCGACAAGGCAGTGAAACTGCTCGGCGACGACAAGCGCGCGGTCACTGTTGACGAACTCGAACACCTGCAGCGGTCCATCCGCATCGCGAAACAGGCCGTCATGCTCGGAGACCAGATCAATCATCTGCTGCGTCATACCGATGACATCACGGTCACCCTCACCGCAGACACGGAGGACACTCAGTGAGCCAACCGAAACACGCCAACTATCAGGCGGTGTGCAAACAGTGCGGACTATTGCAGCACGCCGGCAGCCTCAACCAGGCGAAGACACTCATCGAACGCCACAAGGCCGCAAACAAAACACATAAATGCTCATATTGGCTAATCAAACCAATGTAGAGAGGAACGCAATCATGACAGCTACAACCACCGACGAGGGGACACTCGACCTGACGCAGGCCGCCCTGCAACTCGCCGACCTCAAAGCACGTAAAGCCGCCATCGACCAGCAGATCAACGATTTGACCGAGTTCATCCTGCGGCATGCGCAGGACGGCCGATACGAGGCGGGGGACCTCACCCTCACCGTCACGGCCGGCAACCGCACCATCGACCCCGTGAAGTTCATGGGCCAATTCCCCGTCGAACAATACCCGGAATACTACGAGCTCAAACCCAAGTCCCTCTCCAAGGTCGAGAAGCTCGAGGGCAGTGCGCGCATAGCGGGCTGCGTCCGCCAGGGAGCACGGAGGGTCACCGTCAAATGAGCAAAAACAAACACCCAGAGAAACACCTCGAAACCAAAGTCAAACACATCGTATTCGACGCGATCTTCCTGTACGACAAGTCGAAAAGCGGCGACGTGTACCTGTTCAACGTCGCCGACATGAGCGACATCGTGAAGAAAATCACGGACGGCATCGTGGAGGTGCTGTCATGACCTACGGATCCTACATTCCCAGCCACGAGCGCATCGACATGTGGGAGCCCGACGAGTACTGCGCGCAATGCGGGTGCGGGCTCTCCGCCATCGACATCGCCAACCAGTGGAGCATCTGCCAATGGTGCGCCCGCGAAAACACCGACAACGAACGCGCAGAATACGCGCACGACGACACCGGAAAGGAGGGGCCCACAGATGACTGACACCACCACGCAGGCGGTGCTCGCCGTCGCCAAAACACAACAAGCCGCGCACACGCCCAACATGCCCGACACCATGCCCGCAACAGGCGAGTGGATGCCTGCAGACCAGTCACTCGGCGTATGGCCGACCATCCGCGAGCACATCGTGGACATGGTCACCCACCAGCCACGCAGCCTGCAGCGGGAAATCGGCCCAAGTGAACTTGGCACGCAATGCCTGCACTGCCTCGCCCGAAAACTCACCGGCCACAGCACCGCGGAGATTCGTGACGTCGCATGGCTGCCATTCATCGGCACCAGCGTGCACGCGCAACTCGAACACATGTTCGGAGCATTGGACGGGTATGAGACCGAGCGAACGGTGCTCGTCGGCAACCTCACCGACGCGCGCCCCATCACCGGCAGCATCGATTTGTGGGACGAACGGGCGGCCGCGACCTGCGATTGGAAAATCGTCGGCAACAGCACACTGGACGACGCACGCCGCCACGGGCCAAGCCAACAATACAAAATCCAAGCGTCGCTCTACGGCATTGGCATGAGCCACACACACCCCGTGGCCACCTCATGCATATTCTATTTGCCCCGCAACCAGCCAAAACTGGACGCCGGATGGATCTACGAAACCCCATTCGACCCAAAACCGGGCCAGTGGGCGCTCGCCAGAGCACGGCTCATCCTCACCCTATACGACAGCATCCGCGTCGAATATGGGGCGCAGACCGCCGAACAATGGGTGAACGCGTTCCCCCGCAACCCAGAGCATTGCTTCCATTGCCGGGACGAGGCCACCCATAAAAACCCCGCCGACATCGCCAGCCTGCTCGGCACGAAAAACGTGGACGCGGACACCCAACAATTGGCCGACAACCTGCCGGCCATGCCACGGGCACTCCTCAACGTCCCACAGGCCGACTACCGGCCACAAACCACTAATCCAACAACCGACACACAACCGGAAGGAACACAGTCATGACATGGAACAACCAGTACACGCCACAATTCCAGCAGCCACAATACGCCCAGCAGCCGCAGCAATACGGGCAGCAGCCATACGGCCAGCCGCAGGCACCACAGCAACCCATGGCGGAGGCGCCCAGTTTCAGCCAGCTCCTCAAAAACGGTGGCGGCAAAGCCGCATTCACCAAGGACTCGATGCCCGGCGCGACCGTAACCGGTACCGTGCTCAGCGTCAAAACCCGCCAAAAAAAAGAGTACAAGACCGGCAACCTCATGTTCAGCCAGAACGGCAATCCGAAGTTCGAGGCGCTCATCACCGTGCAGACCAATCTGCACGACGCGCCAGACGATGACGGGCGCCGCACTGTATACGTCAACATGTGGGGGTTGCAGCAGGACGCCATGCGCAAAGCATGCGAAGCGGCCAAATGCGAAGGTCCAGTCGAGGGCGACACATTCACCGCGACCTACACCGGCCTGGGGCAGGCGCAGCCGGGCATGAGCGCACCGAAACTCTACGAGTATCGAATCGATCACCAGCCGCCCGTGTCGTTCACACAACCCGAAAACACTCCACAGCAGCAGGCGATGCCGCAGCAGGGAGCTCAGCAGCCACAGGCGCATGTCGACCCGATGACCGTCACACAGTTGCGCAACGCAGGCAAAACGGACGACGAGATCGCACGCCTACTGGGCGTGCAACCCGTGGACGTCATGCGCGTGCCCGGACAGACAGCCAACGTGCAGGAACCGGAATTCTAGACCGGCATCGTTGACATGTTTCCATGCGTTACCAGCCTCGCGACCGGTAACGCAGCCGCCAGAGTGGTAACGCATGGTAACGCAGTCACACACCCGTAAAAACCATTGAGATATAAGGGAAAGCACGCAGAACGGTAACGTGGTAACACGGTAACAACAATATATATAGATTTAGTTTATTTTATGTGTTGTTTGTTATAGGGGGCTCATTGTTACCGTTCTGCGTGCCCTACCCGGAAACGGAACGCAATGAATTACGCAGACTATGCCCCGATACAGGTGGAGGGGGTGCCAGCGCCCTATATCGGTCTGTTCTCACGGCTCGAACTCACGTTCACTCCACCGAACGACGGCAGTGTCGTCCGCACCATGCTCGGCAAAAGCCTCGCACTCGTGTGCGAACGGCGCACCAAGAACGGGCCGAAGACCCCGATCATCCACGCGGGCTATCAGAAAGCGATCTGGGAGTTGCGTGAAGGGCATCTGCGCTGGTGTCCGAGCGAACACCGGTTGTACCGTCGCGACGCTGACATGGCCGACCACGCCGGCGACCGGTACGTGCTCAACTCCTGGCATCCGGTCAAAACCATCGAACACGAGTACGGCGTCGAAAACAAAGCACAGGTCCTGCCCGCCTACAGCGAGACCATCATGCGTGAAGCGCAACGCCTGCAATGGTTCGCTCAGGTCGAGCGCGGCGTGCGCATCGACCCATTGGTGTGGGTGCGCAGGGACGGCAAAGTCGTATGCTTGCGTGATGAACCGGATCTCGCGGTCACGCAATCGTTCGATACGCGGGGCATGAGCCGTGAGGCAGTCCGTCAGGCGGAACGCATCTGCCGTTGGCTGACCGTGGACGAGAAATCCTACCGGAACCTCGTGCGCATGTTCGCGACCCCATGGCTTGAACCGTTTAAACAGCTCAGTTACGTGCTGTCCGGCCATGGCGGCGACGGCAAAACATTGATCATGAGCCAGGCCGTGCTCGGCGCATTGGGTGACGGCAAGGTGTTCCCCTCATTGAATGTGGCGCAGTTCTGCGAAAATGGCGGCTACACGTTGAACCGTGAGAGCATGGTCGACGCCATGGACGGTGCGAGCTTCGCGTATGACGACGAGGCCGGTGAGGTCAGTGAGCGTATGCTGCCGTGGCTGCGTGGACTGTCCACTGGCACGCCGATGCAGGCGCGTGTGGTCGGAGGCCGCTACCGTACTGTCACACCAACGGCGACGATTGTCATGCTCACCAATCAGGGGTTCGCCGATAGCAGCGAGCCGTCTGACCGGAGGCGTTTCGTCAAGGTCGAATTCCATGCGAGCAACAACCGTTCGTATGACGAATACCATGCGATTGAACGGTTCGTGCACGCGCATCCTGCAGCGTTGTTCGCGCTCTCGTGCGAACTGTGGGAGCAGGGGGATGAGCCGGAGATTGTGAACCTGTCGCCGGCACGTCAGATCAGCGATGAAATGTATTGGCTGATTTCGTCGATCTGCGAGAACGAGGAACGCTATGGGCAGCCCATCGCTTCAAAAGACGAGTATCGACGCCTCTATCATCGTTCCATTGACGACAGCACGATGAAACTGCTCGGCTTGACGAATTCGTCGACCCGCGTGCTCGGCGGGTCCCGTCAGCGTGTGGTGCGCGTGGACGACACAGACCGGTTCAACCGCTACCGTCTCGCGGTGATGGATTTCGAGATAGACGCGGAGAATGTGGTTGTTCCGCCGCCTGCGCCTATTGAGGGCATAGTGGAGACACCGGACGCGTTCGGGTTCGCGTGCGACTATGTGCGTGCGGACGAACGTAAGATCGCGCGTGATTGGAAACAATTGTCGGCGTCACCGAACGTGGACACGTCACAACGTCCAATGGATGCCGCAGCATACGCGGTTGTGCCGCGCGAAGGCTACGTGGTCGTGGACATGGACGTGCCCGACCAGGGTGATACCGGTTGGACGCTGCTGAACCAGCAGGTCGGACGGTATGGGTCCGCCGCGTTCCCCGCGACGTATTTGGTGGGTACGCCGTCCGGTGGCGTGCACGCCTACTACCGTATACCCGACATGCTGGCTGGCAGGTTGAAGAACGCTGCGCATCCGCATGGTATGCCCATCGATTTGCGTGTGGACGGCAAGGGCTACGTGATCGGTGCCGGTTCGCATGTGGAGTCGGGTGATTATCGTCTGCTCGACGTGCCCGGTGAGACCGGCATTCCTGAGCTTTCGTTGGACATGTGCCGGTGGTTGACCGTCACACCCGGCTATGTGCTCGACGACCCGCAGCAGCCCATGCAACCCGTGTTCTCCCACGATGGTTACGTGCGTGAGACGCCTAAAGGTTCGCCGTTGCTCGCCCAGTTTATGAAGCGTGGCGGTGGTGGCGGTGGTGAGCCGCAGCCGGATATGACGCCCATACCGCCCGGCAGTCGGAACAATGATCTGCATGCGTGGGCGTACGGGCGTGCCATCAACCATCAGGACAACCTGACCGCCATCGAACTTGATTTGTATCAGCGTGGGCGTGCGAGCGGTTTGGATGATGCGGAGATTCGCACCATCTGGGGCAGCATCATGCGCCAAATCAACCAAGGAGGAACCTCATGAGCACATATGATCCGGTAAACAACCCCGCGCATTACGAGCAGGGGCCATTCGAGTGCATCGATCTGACCGAACTGTATGACTTCTGTCTCGGCAACGTCATCAAATACGTGTGGCGCCACCCATTCAAAGGCAATCCGGTCGAAGATCTTCGGAAAGCCGAATGGTACATGGATCACACACTGAATCGGAATGGCCGTGGGCATTGCATGGCTCCGATGTGGATGAGTCGAAAGTGGCTGTTGCTCAGGAAGCTCGAAATGATCAATTGGGTGAACGCACACGATTTCTGGTTCATGTTGCGCATAGGTGACCTTATCGGGGCCAACAACGCGATAGCCCAGATGATCGCGCATGAACGACAGGCAGCACGGGAATCCTGATGGCAACCAACATCACACAGAAAGACAAGACATTGAATGAGCTGCTCACGCACCTCGAGTTGCTCGCCGATGGGTACGATGCGGGACAGTCGGCCGCCATACACGCCGGTAGTGTGCCGGCGGCCACATTCCTCGCCGGACAACTGACGTGCATCGCCGACCTCAAACAATGGATCCAGGCACATTACGGGTATGGCGGCGGCATGCCGCTCGAGGTCCCGAACCAGAGCATCATCAAGGAGCACCAATGAGCACGGTCAAATTTGACACGGACGGGCACATCGACAAAATCTCGTTAGGGATCGAAGCGGCCAAACACCTCGACCTGCAGGGAAAAAACTTTGCCGAGGCATTGGTGCTCGCATGGGTGGACGGATTCGACCACGCGCTCGACCTATGCGTACAGCTCGAGCAACGACTGGACGATGCCGATATGCGCGACCAGTTGGAGGAGCGCGCCGACGGTGTGGAGTTCTCTCATGGCGGCGCGTAAACCCAACTGGCTGCATCTCATCGCCCCACAGGGCAATCAGCAGCATCTCATGCCAGTGCGCTGCCCCGGGTGTGGCCGGTGGTGCATCGAACAGCGTGGCGCCACCCAATGGGAAAAATACGATGCCGGCATCATCACCGGTGACGACCTGACCGTCGCCATCATCCTCAACCGCACCCTCGTACGGGTTGAACGCACACCAGCCGGTGGCGTCCTATCCACCGTCTGCGGTGGTCTGGGCATCGACCCGCATGGCGAATACCTCGCCATGCACGACTGTACGCAGCCACCAATCAGCAGCCGGGGGTGGAAACCATTGCCGAAACGTGAGCGTGTACAGGACTTGTCATGGTTGCCGCATTCCACGCCCATAGCTGGCGCGGATCCATGGGCGTCCGCATTGGATCCGGTGCAGGAGGAGCTCGGCGTATGAGCGACCACTTGCCCACCATGCTCGTCCTGCTCATCATCATCGCCATCAGTTGGTGGTGCGACCGCCACCACTTCTAACGGAAAGGATTTTTCATGGGTCGAGGAGGCAACATCGGCGTGTGCCCCACGTGCGGGCGCACTGACCACATCATGCAGTCGCAGGGCGTGTGCGAACGCTGCTGGCGGTGGGAACGCTGGCACACCGACCCCGAATACCGTGCACGCCAATTGGAGGCGCAATGCGCCTATCAGCGGAGGAAATGGAGGGAGAGGAAAAAGAAAACCGGCGACTGAAAGGAAGAACGGTCGCCGGCGTGCATACATCCACGAATGCACTACCGATCGTACCCGAGTTGAGAGGAATATCCAGTGCACTGCGACACCTGCACCCAATGCCGTAAACCAGTCACCGACGAGCACACACTATGCGAATCCTGCGAGCTGCGCTTCGCATTGACCTTGCTGCGGTTGGCCGCGTCCATCACACCATTGCACGACATGCTCGACGCCACCGTCCACTACGGAGGCCACGAGCCCGAACACACACAGACCGCGACACCACCCACACCGATCAGGCTCGCTGTCCTCGACACGATCGACGACATCACCAGCCACGCATACGAGCTGCGCCGCGTCCTGCTCGGCATGCCAGACCCCGAGCATGAGGACACGTATGAGGACGTCATCGGCACATTGACGGTCGACGCTGGCGCCCCCAACCTCAGCACACACCCGTGCGCTGGCATGTACATGTGCACCGCATTGCGGCTCATGCAGACCACAGACCTGCTGCTCGACCCGCCCGACCTACACGACATCGGCCACTGCCCGAACCCATTGTGCGGCGTCATGCTCCAGGCGCGCGACGGTCAGTCCATGGTCACCTGTCCCGTGTGCGCCACCACCAGCGACACCCACACCATACGGTTGCGCACATTGGAACGCCTATGCTGGGACGACGAGCACCGGGGGAGCGCCGCGCAGATCGCACGCGTCTTCACCAACTGCGGGATACCCGTGCGTGCGAATACGATCAGGCAGTGGGCGCGGCGTGGCAAACTGCACGCCACCGGCACTGCGGCTCCGCGACCAACCTACCGGTATAGCGACGTATACCGCTTGGCAGTAGGCATGACACGGCCGTACTAGGTCGTACTAGATACACCCATGATCATGTGTCACACTTATATGCAGTGGGAGTAGTGGGTCAACAACGAGGTTCACCGCTCGCCACTGTCTTCTCTCTGGGTGCTCCAACAGGGGCTCTGCTCAGGGGCGTCCCAACCAGCCATGGGTCATGTGCGTGCGCTCACCTGGGACGCCCCGTTCCTTCCAATTCTTCGTGGTTCCGGCCCGTGTGTCGATGGCACCCGCCCAAGCGTCGGCCTTCGAGCCGGCCCAAGTGTAGGGGTGTCCGCGAACCGGAGTCGCACTCCGGGACACACGGACGGAACCACGAACACAATCCACTCGCAGACAGGGGAGTGACGATGGCAGAACGAACCACGATGGGCGACATCGCCCACCAGCTCACCCGCATCGCGGACGCGATGCAGGAACCGGCAGGCATGCAAGTCAGCGAACAGGACGCATTGACAGCATGGGGTCTGCGTGTGTATGAGGAGGATTTCCTAGACGCATTGGAGAAGCTGGGCGTGGAGATCGTATGAGCACGCCATCGAGATACGCGCAGAACGGGGCGCGCAGGCGGCAGATAGTCGCACGGCACCGTGCGCGTGTGCGAGCCGGCGAACCATGCGCGATCTGTGGACGCCCCATCGACCTGAGCATCCCGTATCCGGAACCATGGAGCTTCGTGGTGGACGAGATCGTGCCCGTCGCCCACGGAGGCAGCCCACTGCTGTGGTCCAACACCGAACCAGCGCACCGTTGGTGCAATGGCATCAAAAGCACGCGGTCGCTGCAATGGGCGCGCGAGGAGGTCGCACGCCAACTCGCCGGCGTCTCACGCATCCCGGACGAGCATCGGGCGAAACCATCCAGAGCACCGTTCACGCGGCTGGACGTATAGGGCCGGTATACCCCTGTCTCTTATACACATCTCCGAGCCCAC